CACCGGCACCAAATGTATCGAACTTAGCATGGCCAACAACCATAACTTGTGCTTTACTAATACGTTGTCCTAAATCACCAGCGGCATCCACATGATAGCAAGTATCAGATTTAGGATTAGGACAAAAAGTCCAAACACCTTTAGGATAGCCTTCTTGTTTTTCTAAACGTTTAGGATTCGAAGAATCGACTCCAAACAAGTTATCAGCATATACAAATCCTACAAAGTCTTTAGGAGTGGCGGCATCAAATAGCGGATACAAGTTAGCAAACTCGTTAGCAAACTGTTGACGTTGTTTAACTTCTTCAGGAGTCTTTGCCTTACCGCTTTGATTGGCAATAAAGTCATATACTGTTTCTTTACTATCGCCTTTAACACCGCGTGACCACTGATTATGTCCTGCTAAAATTAACGGACCGTTGGCAACTTCTCTGCCCCAATATATTTGAGGATTACCGTCCCATTTTCCTCTAACAGTAGTTTCGCCTTCTTGTTCGGTAGAAATCTCTTTAAAGTGGTTAAGTGCTTCTATTGTTCCTTTGGATCCTTTAAAGAATACCAAATGTTCTGGATGATTAAATGCTCGGCCGTATTTTTCCATGCTGTCATCAGCTGGCTGAGCATTTTCGCGATAGAACAATTCTCTAAGTAACACTGTTTAGTCCTTGAGGTTGCTATCGCTGTGATGCTGGCATATTTCTTCGTGCATTTTTTCACAAGCTTCTTTACAAATTTCTTCGTCAATGTCTAGTGGTAATTGACGCATTGGAAATTTTTTGAGATACTGCTTATAACTTTCTTTCACAGCATTTGTAAAGATACTTGGGTTAGTTTTACGATTACTTTCTAATCGATTCGTACAAGTAACTACGCTTGGATAAACAACTCGGCGATATACATCGTCATCGTTATTCATATAAAATACCAGGTCTTCTGTTAAATCGTAGTCGATATCAGTTTTATCGCCGTCCTTCTTAACAAAGTCCAAGTCATTAAATTTTTTGCCTTCTAAAAGCTCTCTAATACGCATAATTCAGCCCATTTTATATAGTCGCAGTAATCCACTGCGGATAGTGTATTTATCGCAAATGGGATTTAAAGATTACACTTTGATTATGCGTTCGACCTTGTTTATTGAACCGCCTAAGTGCATTTTGGCCATTAGCAGATTGTTATCCCCGCTGATATAGAAGTGTGTGCCGCCCCAACTGCGATCTTTACTAAGTTCACGTTTGCATGCCTTAGTAAGTTTAAGTTTTTTGTTTGCTTCTGCCCAACCAACAAACGCACTGTGATTTTGTATAGTTTTGCCCATGGTGATCCTATAATCAAATCCTACTTTGGGCATTATAATTGTATTTTGTTCCAACAGAGTATTTTCAGGAGGAACACTAACATATTTGATTTTAGTTTTATCCAGCTTTATAGTAGAATCAATGCTTAATTTAGAATTAGTATAAACACTAATCCATGGGGATTCTACTCTTACTTCTACATCAGTTAATTTTTTAAGATGGGCTTGTAATTTAAACGCATAGTCTAAATCTTCTTGAGTTTTAATACCAGCTCGCCAAGCAACGTAGTACGGAGTTGCAGCGCCAGTTTTAGATGGGTCAGTTGTTATAGTTACTTTTTTAAGCTCATTAAACACGCTATCCATATCGCCACCGCGAAACCAACTAGCACCAGCACAAATTATTACTAACTTGTACTGGTACAGTCCTCTAAATAATTTTTTAGTTATCTTGGTTTGCATTTTCGACTGTAGCATCGATAGTCAGGAGTGGCACTTTAGCAGTCTTTGGTTTAGATATAAGCTGTAGTTTATCATCAACAACACTAACAGTTAACCACCCGCCGTTCTTTAAATCTCCAAACAACATCATTTTAGCAAGGTCACGTTTGATGTCCTTGTCAATAACACGTTGTAGTGGACGAGCACCCATCTTAGCATCGAACCCTTTTTCAATCAACCAATCAATTGCTTCTTTATCGATTTTAATGCGAATTGCTTTTTCTTTAACTTGTTCTTTAAGTTCGTCGATAAACTTATTAACAATCTTAACCATAGTTGGCTTGCTGAGTTTATTAAACGTAACAATACCGTCCAATCGATTACGGAACTCCGGAGTAAAGAACTTTTTCAAGTCTTTATCGCTGTAGTCTTTATCCTGTGTACCAAAACCAATGACATTCTTTTCGGCATCGGCAGCACCTGCGTTAGTAGTTAGAATAAGAATTAAGTTGCGGCAGTCTGCTCTCTTACCATTAGATCCTGTGATAAATCCGTTATCCATCATTTGTAATAATACTGTACTAACATCTGGATGTGACTTTTCAATTTCATCAAACAATAAAACAGCATTTGGACTTTCTTGAATCTGCGTAATTAACAAGCCAGCATTTTCTTCAAAGCCAACATAACCTGGAGGGCTACCAATTAACTTAGAGATACTGTGTTTCTCTTGATACTCACTCATATCAAAACGTAGCAACTTAGTACCCAAATGTTTTGCTAGCGATTTAGCAGTTTCTGTCTTACCACATCCAGTAGGGCCCATGAATACAAAACTACCGATAGGTTTGTTTTCACTTTTTAATCCTGCTTGGGCAACCATAATCTTGTCAACTACTTCTTGTACAGCAAGATCTTGGCCAAACACTTCGTCTTGAAGTTTAGTTTGTAACGTAGCTAAGTTATCACTTTCTTGTTCGCTAATAACTTCTTCAGGCATTTGTACAACTTTAGCAAGTTCATACTGAATTTCACGTTCGGTAATAACACGCTCGTCCGCCAATTTTAAGTTAAAGCGACTACAAGCTAAGTCAATCAAGTCAATAGCTTTGTCGGGTAATTTTTTATCTGTTTGATATTTAACAGACAACTTAATAGCCGCTTGTAACGCATCGTCTTTGATTTTAACATTGTGAAATCCTTCGTAGTATTTCTTAATACCTTTAAGGATTTGTAGTGTAACTTCTACAGTAGGCTCGTCAACAGTAATGCGTTGGAAACGGCGCATCAACGCACGATCCTTTTCAAAGTGTTTACGATATTCTTCCCATGTAGTCGACGCTACAACTTTAATGTTACCTTTGCTCAAAGCAGGCTTCATCATGTTAGCTAAGTCATTTGCTGAGTTACTAGCAGAACCTGCTCCGCTAATCATATGGGCTTCGTCGATGAATAGAATAGTCTTACCTTTCTTGGTAAGAGCTTTTAAAACCATTTTAAATCGTTCTTCAAAATCACCGCGATATTTAGATCCTGCTAGCATGGCACTGATGTCTAAATTAAAAACTGTATATTCTTTTAAAAAGTCAGGAACTGCTCCTTTAACAATATTAAAAGCAAGTCCTTCTGCGATAGCAGTTTTACCTACTCCAGGATCGCCAACCAAGATAACGTTATTTTTACTACGGCGACCCATAGCTAACGCAATATTTTCCAACTCGTCAATTCGACCAATTACTGGATCGACTTTATTTTTCTTAACTGCTTCGTTAAGATTAGTTGTAAATTGTGCTAGAGCCTTACCGCTGTTAGTATCTTGTTCTTCCACTTCGTCTTCTTCAATATTATTGTTAATATAATCGGCAAATTTATCTTTGTCAATGTTAGCTTGTGCAATGTAAAAATTAGCCCAACTGCGTTTTTCTCCCATCATGGCAAGGAATACATCTGTGGATTCAATTCTTTGACGCCCGTTAAACAACACCTGTGTAAATGCTCGATTGAGAATACGCTCAACTGATTGTGTCTTGCGTGGCTTAACTACTACATCTGCCACAGTAATTTCGGCACACTTATGTTGAAGATAATCTGCTAAATTCTTTTGTAGAGACTCTGCGTCAGCACCATACCCTTGTAAGCATTTACTAAAGGTATCTTCCGTAAGCATAGCAAACAATAAATGCTCAATTGTTAGATATTCGTGATGTAGTTTTTTAGCAGTATCGATTGCTTTTTCAAATACTGCTTGTAAATTCTCGCTTGGTTCAACCATTTAATTTCCTTTGTTTTTTCCGTGCCATTTGTAATTTTAAATCACTCACGTATTCTGTAAATGTTACGCCATCTAAATGATCCAATTCGTGTTGGAAACATCTAGCATCTAGGCCTTCAAGTTCTATTATACACTGTTTGCCTGTGTTGTCAAGGTATGCGGCAGTAATTTTATTATGTCTTTCAACTTTTAACCAAAGATTTGGAAAACTTAAACAACCTTCGTCTCCGTTAATTTTGTCATTATCGCCCAACATGATCCATGGATTGAAGCAACCGATTTGCCTTCCGTCTTGTAGTTTCATAACAAATACCCTGCGCAATAGTCCAACTTGATTTCCAGCTAGACCAATACCGTTAAACGAATTCATAGTTTCAAGCATATCTTGTTCCACAACTGCGGCATTAACGTGGGTCTCAAAGTCCCATTGTTCGGCTACTTGTTTTAGAATTGGATCAGGATCTTTGACTAATGAGAACATTTAATTCCTTGAGTTTTGCTATTAGTTCTGGGTCGTTAATTGCGGGAGTTCGTATGTTAACCAAAATAACAAACCGGCCTTTACGATTAGATTGTAGATTACTAAATCCAGTGCCTGTACTAGCATATTCAGTGCCGCTTTCAACTCCAGGTCGAATATCAATTTCTCGATCTTCTCCTGTAATAAATTTAACAGTTTTATGACACCCTATAATGGCCTCTATAGGATTAACATGTACTGTAGTATATAAATCATCATTAATGCGTTGGAAGTTTGGATCAGGTAAGACTACTATGGTTACGTTTAAACTTC